CGATTAATCAATACTTGTCTGGAGAAGAACCAACTTTACCTGGTCCAGACTTTCCAACGGGAGGAGTTATTATTAACTCTAAAGACATTCCTACAATTATGCGAACTGGGCACGGTAGTGTAAAGATTCGTAGTAAATATGAAATTGATAAACAAAAAATTATATTTACAGAAATTCCTTATGGTACTACTATTGAAGGATTAATGACTGAAATTGGCGAAATTTCAGATGCAAAAGAAATTGAAGGTATTAATAATATTCGTGATGAATCTAATAAAAAAGGTGTTAGAATTGTCATTGAATGTGATAAAGGCATCAATCCCGCAAGTATTGTAAATAAACTTTTTGCAAAAACAAATTTACAGAGTTCATTCAGCTATAATCAAGTTGCTCTTGTCGATAAAGTACCAACTGAATTAAATCTTAAAGATTGTATTAAAATCTATGTTGACCATAATATTGATTGCATAACAAGAGAAACTAAATTTGATTTAGATAAAGCTATTGATAGACTTGAAATTGTTAATGGTTTGCTGCGGGCACTTGAAGATATTGATAACATTATAGCGCTGATTAAAGGCTCTGAAAATGCGGCTGCCGCAAAAGAAAACTTAATTAAGAAATATCAATTCACAGAAAATCAAGCTAAAGCAATTTTAGCTATGAGACTTTCTTCTCTTGCAAAACTTGAAAAAGTTGAACTTGAACAGGAAGCTAAAGAACTTGAAAATAAGATCAAAGATTTGAAAGATATTCTTACGAATGAAAATCGTCAAAAGGATATTCTTAAATCTCGTTTGGCAGATTTAGTAAAGAAATATGGGGATGCTCGTAGAACAGAGTTAACTAATATTGAAGTAAAACCAGAAGATAAAATTATTGAAGAAGTCACTCCAGAAGATTGCGTTGTAATTCTTTCTCAAACTGGAGATATTAAACGTGTACCTAAAAATAGTTTTAAAGTACAACGAAAAAATGGAAAAGGTGTTAAGACAAAAAATGATGTGATTATGTCTACCATTTCTACTAACACTATTGATAATCTTCTTCTTTTTACTAAAAAAGGTAAGATGTTTAAAATTCTAGTAGATGAAGTACCAATTGGGACAAATGCGTCTAAAGGCGCCCATGTTGGAACTTTAATTAATATGGATCAAGATGACGAAGTAATTGCTATCACTTCTTTGGCAAGAAGTAATACTGCAAAATATGTAGTATTCTTTACTAAACGAGGTCTGATGAAGAAAACTCTTCTTGATGAATATACAAAAGTAAAACGAAGTACAGGAATTGCCGCAATTAAAATTAATGATGGCGATTCTATTGCTAATGTTGAATTTATTAACGAAGAAGATATACTTGTAATTACAAAAAATGGTATGTCTATTCATTTTGAAAGTAAAAATGTTAATCCTATTGGTAGAGTTGCGGCGGGCGTTAAAACTATAAAATTAGATGAAAATGATGAGGTTGTTGTAGGACTTCCAATTCATTCAGATAATGATACTATTGCCATCTTTTCTACAAAAGGATATGGTAAAAAAACTTCTATTAAAGAATTTACAGTTCAGGGTAGAGGCGGAAAAGGATTGATAATTTATAAACCAAGTACTATATATGGACAAATTGCTGGTGCAACAGTTGTTTCAAACAGTGATACAATTCTTCTTACTGGCCAGCCGAGTTCTATATGCATTGCCGCAACAGACTTACCTTTATTAACTCGAACAAGTTTTGGCAATATCATGGTAAAATCTAATATTTCATCCATAGTGAAATTTTAATAATGAGGGACTTTTGTCCCTCATTTGTCTTTTTTAAAAAAATATGATATAATATATTTATAAAAGATAGAAGGTGAAACAATATGGATATGCGATATTTAATTAATAAACTTAATTATTATACTGATTTATATGACCAAGGACATCCAGAGATTTCTGATAAAAAATGGGATGAACTTTATTTTACATTGAAACAAAAGGAAGAAGAAACTGGTGTGATATATCCAGATTCACCAACTCAGCATATTCATTATGAATCTGTTTCTAAATTAAATAAAGTTACCCACGATCACCCCATGCTTTCTCTTGATAAAACAAAAGATATTCAAGAAGTTAATGAATTTCTTCAAGCACAGCCTTTTGTGGCTATGTTTAAAATGGATGGTTTAACTTGTTCATTGACATATGAGCATGGAGAACTTATTAAAGCTGAAACCCGCGGAAATGGAATTGTTGGAGAAGATATTTGGCATAATGCAAAAGTTGTAAAAAATATCCCATTAGAAATTCCTTATGAAGGACGTTTAGTAGTAGATGGAGAGATCATTTGTCGTAAAGATGACTTTATCCCATTTCAAAAAGAATATAAAAACCCAAGAAATTTTGCTTCTGGTAGCATAAGACTTCTTTCTTCTGAAGAGTGTAAAAAAAGAAATCTTAGTTTTGTTGCCTGGGAAATGATTGAGGGTTATTCTAATATTAAGGAATTTTGGCGGCGGTTAGAACAGCTTCATAACATTGGTTTTACTATTGTTCCAATGGTATGTGATAGACAATGGGTTGATGAAGCATTTAAGATTATCAAAGAGCAGTTTAAAGAAGAACATGCTATTTATCCTATTGATGGATATGTCTTTAAATTTAATGATGTAGATTTTGGTAAAAAGCAAGGTCAAACAGATCATCATTTAAAAAACGCAATCGCATACAAACTTTATGATGAAACATATGCAACTAATTTAAAAAATATTGAATGGACAATGGGGCGGACTGGCGTTCTTACTCCAGTAGCGATATTTGATCCTATTGATATTGATGGTTCAACAGTAGAAAGAGCGTCTCTTCATAATGTAAGTGTTATGAAAGAAATTCTTGGTGATTGTGCTTATATTGGTGAACCTCTTCAGGTTGCAAAAATGAATCAAATTATACCACAAATCGTAGAAGCTGGACCAAAGTATAATTATGAAGAAATTATTGCACTTAAAAAAACTCCTGCGAATTGTATTATTAAAAAATGCCCGTATTGTGGGTATCCAATTACTTATAAAAAAAGTGAAGGGAATGTTATAAATGCCTATTGTGAAAACGAATTGTGCGAATCGCGATTGGTCAATAGACTTGATCATTTTTGTGGGAAAAAAGGGCTTGATATTAAAGGATTATCAAAAGCAACTCTTGGAAAGTTTATTGAATGGGGATGGGTAGAATCTATAGAAGATATATATCACATTTCTGAGACACATGAATCGGACTTTATACTTAAGCCTGGCTTCGGAAATAAGTCGGTTGCTAAAATCTTAAAAGCAATAGAAGATTCAAAACATACAACACTTGATGCTTTTATATCTGCGATTAGTATCCCCCTTATAGGGCGGGCTGTCGCAAAAGATTTAACAAATTATTTTGAAACATATGAAGATTTTCGTAATGCAGTTGATGATGATAAATATGATTTTTCTATGTTAGATAATTTTGGAGAAGAAATGAATAAAAGTATTAAGAATTTTGATTATGCGGAAGCTGATAGAATTTCTAAACTTTTAATTTTTGAAAATCCTGTTGTTAATAACACTCAAATAAATAATAGTCTTGCAGGAAAAACTATAGTTATTACGGGAAAACTTACTACGTTTAAAAATAGAGCTGAATTAAAAGCCGTTATTGAATCTCATGGTGGGAAGGTGTCAGATTCTATCTCTGGCAAGACTGATTTATTAATTAACAATGATATAAATAGTACATCATCTAAAAATAAAGCCGCAAAAGCACGCAACATACCTATTGTTTCAGAACTAGATTTTATGAAGCAATATATTGAAAACTAAAGAAAATTTTTATATAATATAATTGTAAATAAGATGAATAGTTACGAAGAGTTGTAATTCAGACATGAAAGCAAAAAAGACAAAAATAAATATTTTATTCACCAGTAATTTTTCTTGACTTTATAAAAAATTTTTGATATAATAAAAATACAGGTGATAAATATAGTTCATCTTAAAGAAAAAAAACATTATTTAATTATAAGGAGAAAAGAAACTATGCTAAAAGAAAATAGTAAGATTGTTTATGATTTTGTAAAGGCTCATGATGGTGAAGATTTCACCGCACAGGATATTGCAGATGCAACTGGACTTTCCGTTCGTTCTGTTAATGGTATTGTAACTTCCGCTTTCCAGCGCCATAAAGATAAGGACAAGAATGAGGTTCCGCTAATGGTTCGTGTTCCTGCTGAGATTCAGGATCCTGAGACTGGCCTTCATAAGGCAATCAAGTTCATCCAGCTCACAGATGCAGGTCGTGCATTCGATCCTACCGCTGAGGACTAATTTGATTATACAGTGAGGGTTAGATATTTTTATCTAATCCTCACTTTTTTGCATATTGGAGGAATTATGATATTACTAATATTAGGTTTCATCTTTCTGATATGCAGTTTAATTCTTTTTTACAAAGCAAATCAAATTAAAATTAATAAAAATGAAGAACAGGAAAATTATAAATAGTCATTAAATAAACAAATTTATCAATTAGAACAAGAACAAAAAACTTTAATTAATTCTCAAATACATAAAAAAGAAGAAATTAATCAAGATTTATTAGAGTGGCAAGAATATCGTAAAAAAGAAATTGAAGCATATATAGAAAGTCAAAAACAATTAGCCGATCAAACTATAAATACAGTATATGAATCTGCCCAAAAGCAAATTTCAGATATTAATAATGATATTCAAAACACTCGTAATATAGCATTGCAAGAAAAAGAATAGATACAAACTGAAATTGATAAATTAAAAGCCTCATTAAGTGCAGGTGTTGAAGCCCGTCTCCGCGAACAAGAAAAAAAAGATAAAATTAATTTTTATAAACTTTCTATTTCTGAAGCGGATTTAGCTGATGTAAAAATGTTATAGAATTTAAAATCTTCTTTCCATAAACCCGTCGTTTTAAGTAAACTTATATGGACTCAATATTTCCAAAAACAAATGACAGAATTATGTGATAGAGTTTTAGGAAAAAAAACCATTTGTGGCATTTATAAAATTACTAATTTATTAACAGAGCAATGCTATATTGGTCAAAGTGTTAATATTAGTGATAGATGGAAACAACATTGTAAATGTGGTTTAGGCATTGAGGCATCGGCTACTAATGTTTTATATAATTCTATGCAACGAGATGGCGTATGGAATTTTAGCTTTGAATTATTAGAAGAATGTTCTCGTGATTTATTAAATGAAAAAGAGGCTTTTTGGATTGATACTTACAGTAGTAATATATATGGATTAAATACTATGAAGGGAATTAGTAAATAATGAAATTTGAAAATACGCACGTTTATAATTTCGAGGGAGCCCTTTATGGGATGAGAAATCCCAAGAATAGTTGGGATAAGAGCGACAGTTTTTTTGGACTATCTAATCCCGATTATCTTTGCGATGATGCGGAAGTTGCCGATGCGTGGGTTGCCGCAACCCGCCCAGATTTAAATTGGCCCGAAGAGTTTTCAGATGAAGGCTGCGCCTTATCTGAAAAATATTTAGATAAACTTGATGCTAATGGCATTTTAAGATTTAATGAAAATGAATGTGTTGCGGATGTTGCCTTTATTGGCCCCAATGATATGAAACTCGCTCAGACTCTCATTAAGTCTGGCCCCGAACACCGCAAGTTCCTTCGTCAGATCTTCGTTTCTGTTGACATTACAGCACCGTTATACTGGTATTAAGATTTATTTCTTTCTGCCAATGAAATGCTTTTCCTACTTATCAGTAGGGGTCACTAATCTTAGTGGCTAACGGGGAACCACTCATTGGAATCCCGTGGGAAACAAATAAATTAATATTTGAACCTGTAGAGACTATCCCCTATGCCTTATGGGCAGGGGAGTAGGGGTACTATTGATACGTACCTAGGTTTTAGGAAACGAAGCCTATGAAAACCGAAATGGCATCCTCTTTTTATAAGAGTAAAAGATAGTCCACAAATGGGAAAGAAATGGACACCTATAAAGTTGCAACAGTTGCCAATAGCACATCAACTATGCACAAACTAACGAGTAAACCTATTACTCTTAAAAGTTTTGAAATTGATGATTTTAACCAAGAAGCAGTATATTACGAAATCCCTGGTGCTCAAAATGATATTGGCATGTTTGCTGATTTTATGATTGAACAGCTTGAATTTCTTCGTCAAAAATATCTTGAAACAAAAGACAAGAGATATTGGAAAGAATTAGTACGATGGCTACCAAATGGCTGGCTTCAAACAAGAACTTGGACAGCTAACTATGAAACTATTCGTGCAATTTGCTCTCCTGGACAAAGACGTTTCCATAAGTTAAATGAATGGGGCGGGCACGATGATCCATCTAAAAATAATTTTATTAAATGGGCAAGAGAGCTTCCGTATGCTCAATATTTAATTTTTGATGATGAAAATATTCCTTTTCAAATTGAAAAATAAAAAATAAAATGTTATAATATATTTATAAAAATAAAAAATATATTATAAATGAAAAGGAAATAAGAAAATGACTGACAAAGAAATTTTTATTAAATTTATTGAAATTGCTATTGAAGTTGCTGAAAATGAAATTGTTTATTTTAAAGGAGTTAATGAAAAATATAATCTTACAACTGATGAATATGATATTGCAATAAAATATTGGAACAATTTTAAAAATGGCAAAGTAAAAAACTCAGGAGCTATGACAGAAAATGGTAAGAAGCTACTTTCTTGGATGCAAGAGAATGTAGATACAATGACTAATCTCTTTACATCTAAGGAAGCAGCTGAAGCTCTTTTTACCTCGGGTCGTTCTATCGCTGGCTCTATGCGAAAATTGGTAAATGATGGATACGTTGAAAAGACTGGTAAAGATCCTGTTCAGTATTCTCTTACTGAAGCTGGTAAAAATTATCAGTTTGACAATTAAGAAAAATTTTGTTATAATATAAGAGTAAAAAGTTGATTGATAAGGAGAAAATAAATAAATGAAAGCAAACGCAAGATTTATTAACACAGAAAAGATTGAAGGATATGTTTATAGTACAGGCAGTAATTTTAATCAGCTTTCTGAAAGGGTTACTGGAGAAAATTCCAAGAATCCTGGTACTAAGTATATCGCTGGTGATCTCGATATTGCCGTAGATGATACTGGTCTGAATGTGATTACCATTCATTATAGTTATGTAACTGAAACTTATAAGAGCGGTAAGACTAATAACACTTATACTGCACTTAAGAGAATCATTGATAATCCAGATAAGACTTGGATAAATGGTGGCAAGGATAATGCATTTAAAGTTCAGTGCACTGGAACTTCTATCGCACTTAACGATTTTATCGCAGGTGATGGTTCTAAGGTTGCGGCGATCAGAAATGAAAATGGTTTTTGTTCTATCGTGAATGAACTTGGACCTGAAACAGAAAGAAATACTTTTACAGCAGATATGCTCATTACAAAGGTAACTCATGTTGATGCAGATTCTGAAAAGAATATTGCAAAAGATTTTACAACTGTTAGTGGTGCCATTTTTGGATATGGTCCAGTTCTTCTTCCCGTATCTTTCGTTGTTCGTAACGAAATGGGAATGAATTATTTTGAGAATCTTGATGCCACTCCTTCTAAGCCCGTTTTTACAAAGGTTTGGGGACGTATTAATTGCATGACTATTAAGACTGAAAGAACTGAAGAGTCTGCATTTGGTGAAGCAGCGGTTCAGACTTATGAAAGAAAGAGCCGTGAATATGTTATCACTGGTACTGCAAAGGTTCCTTATGATTTCGGTGATGAGGAAGTTCTTACTGCAGCAGATGTAAATAAGATGACTCAGGATCGTCAGGTTAAACTGGCAGAGGTTGAAAAGAGATATAATGAGCGTCAGGCTAATAAGGCTGCAGGTGGAGCTAGCTTCAATGCGGCTACCGCAACAAAGGCTGCTCAGACTGTACCTGAAGGTGGATTTGTATTTTAATAAAAGGGGGATTAATCCTCCCCCTTTCTTTTAAAGAAAGGATATTATAATTATGGCAGATATTGATATTTTTAGTATCCAACCGCATCAGGTAAGTAGAAATTTGCGTGGATACTCAATTTTCTTTTATGGTGAGAGAGTTTAACGGTTGGCTCACCCTATATAGTAATATATAGTAAAAAATCCTTAGAAAAATAGGGGACGGCTGAGATGCTTGCCCTAGCGAAAGTTATTAAGTAATATTAATAACACGCACAACGCATTGGTATGAAACTAATTTTAAAGGAGATTGCTCAAAAATGAACAACCAAGAAATAATAAAGGCTTATGAAGAAGGTGCTTCTTTAGCTTCATTAAGCAGACAAACAGGTTTATCTACTTATAAAATTAAAAAAATATTACAAAATAATTCAGTTAAAATTAGAACTCGTTTTGAACAGACTATTTTTACAAATATGTCAAGAGGAAAGCAGATTAATCATAATTATTTTGATGAATTAAATAATGAAAAAGCATACTATTTAGGTTTTCTTGCGGCGGATGGATGCGTAAGACCAAATAAAAATGAGATTAAGATAGGATTATCTGCAATAGATCGAGAATGGCTTGAAGAATTTAAATTAAAATTAAATTCAGAACGAGAAATTAAAGATTATATTACTGGTAAAGGATTTGCCGTTAGTGAATTAAAATTTTCATCATTAAAAATAAAAACTGAATTAGCTAAATATAGTATTGTTCCTAATAAAACTTATTTAGGAATTACTATGAAAAATATTCCAGATAGATATAAATTAGCTTTTATTAAAGGATATTTTGATGGTGATGGTTGTTTTGTTTTTAATAAAAACACAAAACAATGTTCTTTAAAAATAACTTCACATACAAAAGAAATTTTAGAAGAAATATCTTATTTTTTTAGAGCTGGTAATATTTATTCACATGGAAAAGATTTTGAATTAGATTTTTCAACTAACCCCACATTAAAAATAATGGAATTATTTTATGATTTAGATACACCTTGTTTAAAAAGAAAAAAAGAAAAATATTTAGAAGCACTTAAAATTAGAATAGAAATAGACCCACGAGCTAAGGACGCCTCAAAAGAGGATGAAAGTTTATGCTGAACTTATACGAATATGAAGTATAAGAATTATAAGATAAAAAACTTATAAGATAACAAAACGCCAAAAAGCGGAAAAACGACAACAGCCGCAAAATTTGAAAAAAATCTTCTTTTAGCTTTTGAAAAAGGTTATAACGCTATTCCTGGAGTTATGGCACAGCCAATTAATAACTGGGCAGAATTTAGAAAAGTTCTTCGACAATTAAAAGACCCCAAGGCTAAAGAAATGTTCTATACCATTACTATTGATACGGTGAATGTTTGCCGTGCGGCGTAAGTGATTACGTCCAACATTAGAGTAAAAACTGGAACCCTGAGATGGGAATCAGAGCGGAAGTTATATATAAAAAATAACACGCACAACGCATAGGATTAAATTTAAAGGAGGTTCGGCCCACTATGGGAAGAACAAAAAATTTTTCCGAAGAAATAGAAAAATAGGCAATTTTTAATTATATTGAAAAAAAGCAAGGACTTGCAACGGCAGGAAAAAAATTCGGGATTAGTCAATATATGATGGAAAAAATTCTTAAAAAATATGGCATCCCAAAAAGAACTTATACAGAAGCCAAGCAAGAAGGAAGAAAATATCCTTGTAATGATGATTTTTTTAAAATTCAAAGTCCAGACATGGCATATATTCTTGGCTTTATTGCTTCAGATGGTTATATTTCTGCAAAGGAAAACTGTATATCAATAGAAATTTTACAAAAAGATAAAGATATATTATTTCAAATTGCAGAAAAAACAAGTGTTACCAAACCAATCTCTTTACAAACTCGAAATAACGGTTGTGAAACGGCTACATTAAGAAATTGGTCTGCATCTTGGAAGCAAGATTTATCACACTATGGAATTGTTAATAATAAAACTTTTACATTAAAGCCTCCAACATTATTACTTCCAGAATATAGAATTGATTATATTAGAGGTTATTTTGATGGAAATGGTAGTATTTCTACCACTAAGGCTAAAAATAGTAAAGAAATTATTTATGACAAAAATTCTTTTGAAATCGTAGGTGCTTCTAAGCCTACAATAGACTGGATTAGAGAAGAATTAATTAATCATTATCATATTATTTTAAATAAGCCTGGATACTACACCACAAATACTGGTACAGTAATATATAAAATTATTACAACTGATAAAAAAGAAATTCAAAAAATTTATAATTTATTTTATACCACAGATAGTGGCCTATTTCTTCAAAGAAAAAAAGAAAAATTTGAAACGATTTTAAATATCCCACGAGACTCTAATTCTTCGACAGAAGAATAAAAGATATGCTGAACTTATACGAATAAGAAGTATAAGAATTAAAGGATAAAAAGCCTTTAAGATAACAAAAATTGAGACATTGCATATGATTATTGCACAAAATACATTTGTGATAATGCACTTCGTCCAGATGGCGGATATGGCGTTGATAGTATTAGTGATATTCCTTATGGTAAAGGTTATGGACTTGTTTCAAAAGAGTTTGATGAATGTCTTAGGTCTATTGTAATGATGGATTATGGTCTTATTCTTATTTCTCATGCCACAGACAAGGTTTTTAAAGATGAGGCGGGAAACGAGTATAATAAGATTGTTCCTACTCTTGACAAGAGAGCAAATAATATTGTAGCTAGAATGGCAGATATTATTGGATATTCGAGAATTGTTACTGATAAAGATGGTAACAATTTAACAAAACTTTTTATGCGTGGAACACCTCGTTATGAAGCAGGCTCAAGATTTAAATATACTCCAGACTATATTGATTTTTCTTATGATAATCTCGTTTCAGCCATTAGTGAAGCTATTGACAAACAGTCTCAAGAGGATGGAAAAGAATTTTTTACAGATAAGAAAAACAATCTCTATAAAGATACAACTAAAGACCTTAATTTTGATGAGCTTATGAAAGGCTGTAATGATCTAATTAAGGAAATGATTGGTAATAATTCTGATGAAGTCTTTAAAGAATTTTATCAGCCTCGAATTGTGCAGATTACTGATCGGTATCTCGGTCGGGGCCAGAAGATGAGCCAGTGCTCTCGTGAGCAGGTTGAAGCTCTCTCTCTGATCTATGATGATCTCCTCTTACTTTCCAAAGAGACGAAATCAGAATAATTATAAATATATATGGACTTGTCAAAGGACTGCAATACTTTGACAAGTCTTCTTTTTTTTGTTATAATATAAATAGAAAAATATTAAAAAGGAGATGTTGTAAATGGCTCATAAGGTAAAATGCCTATATTGTGGCAAGCAATTTGATAGAGATATTGAACCAACAAAACAAGTCTCCGCACGTAGATATGCTCATATAAAATGTTGGGAAGATCATATAGCCAATATGTCTCAAGAGGAAAGAGATATTGAGGCTTTTTATGACTATACAAGAAAATTATTTGGAGAAGATTATAATTATATTTTAACTAAAAAACTTGCTGAAAGATATGTTAAAGAAAATAACTATACATATAGTGGTATGTTAAAAACATTAAAATGGTATTATGAAAAAGAAGGTAACTCTTTAGATAAAAGCAACGGTAGTATAGGTATTATTCCTTATATTTATAAGCAAGCATTAAATTATTATTACGCATTATATCAAGCACAATTAGTAAATCAAGAAAAAGATATTTCCAATTTTACGATACCAAAAGAAAAAGTGGTAAAGATTGAATCTCCACGGGTATATGTGCGGCCGCCGCATATGTGGTTTGAAGAGGAGGATAATGAATGAGTTTAAAATATTATGATGTATCCGCATGTATGCAGGTAATTGGAGACGTGTTTATAAATCCTTCTCTTTTGGACTTGGAAGAAAAATATAAATTTAATAATGAAGATTTTGCGCAAGAATTTCATAGAATTTTATTTGGTTCTATTTATAATCTTCATCAGCTTGGAGCAAGACAGATTTCTATTGAAGATATAGAAAAATATTTAGAGCAAAGACCAAAAAAATATGCTGTATATAAGGTAAACAAAGGTTCTGAATATTTAGAAAATATTAAAGAAATGTGCCAACTCGCGGCATTTGATTATTATTATAATCGTATGAAAAAGATGACACTTTTAAGAATGTATAATAAAAGTGTTGGAATGGATTTATCATGGTTATATGATCCTGATAATGTATTAGATGTAAAAAAGAAAGAAGCACAAGAATCATGGTTTGACAATACTCCAATTAATGAAATTGCAAATACTATTAATGATAAAATTGACGAAATAAAAGCAAAGTACATTGATAATTCAGAAGATGAAATAATTCAGGCTGGGGACGGTGCATTAGCGCTTCTTGAAAGGCTAAAAACAAATCCCGAAATTGGTTATCCTCTTTATGGGAGATTAGTTAATGCAGTTCATCGAGGAGCAAGATTAAAAAAGTTTTATTTGCGGTCTGCGGCTACTGGCGTCGGAAAAACACGTTCTATGATTGCAGATGCTTGTTCTATTGCTTGTAATAAAATTTATAATCTTGAGACAAAACAATGGGAAGATAATGGAACTCGTGAACCAACTCAGTTTATTACTACAGAACAAGAAGAAGATGAAATTCAAACTATGATGATTGCTTTCTTGTCTGGAGTAAATGAAGATCATATCCTTGAGAATACATATGTCGGAGATGAGTGGGAGCGAGTAAGCGAGGCTGCCGCTATTCTTTCAAAAAGTCCTTTATATATTAAAAAACTTCCAGATTTTTCGCTTCAAGATATTGAAAATACAATTAAATTTGGTATTCGTCAATATGATGTAAGATATGTTTTTATGGATTATATTCATTCAAGTATGAAAATCCTTAGTGAAATTAGTTCAAAAGCTGGAGTAAAAGGACTACGAGAAGATAATATTCTTTTTATGATTAGTGTAAGAATTAAAGATTTATGTAATCAATATGGCGTATTTGTGATGTCTGCAACTCAGTTAAATGCAGATTATGTATCGGCTCAACAGTATGACCAAAATCTACTTCGTGGAGCAAAAGCTATTGCAGATAAAATTGACTGTGGTATGATTATGCTTCAAGTTAGCCAAGATGATAGAGAAGCGTTAAAAAATATTGTTAATTCTATGGGTATTGAAATGCCCGATATAAAAATTTCTGTTTATAAAAATAGACGCGGCCGCTATAAAGATATACTACTCTGGTGTAAATCTAATAGAGGGATGTGTCGAATTGATCCAATATTTGTAACTAATTATAATTATGAGTTAATTGACATAGAAGATTTGAAAATTAAAGTAACGCCTAAAATAGAGGCAAGTGCATTTTAATTATGGATGATAAAGTTTTTATATATAGAAAAAATCATAAAAAATGTAAATATTGTAAATATTATCATACAGATGGTGCGCCATGGATTGGGATATTTTATAATCATTGTAAAGCTAAAGATACTATTATTTATAGCATAAATATTCCAAGATGGTTTTGCTCTTGTTATGAGGTTAAAGATGAGTTTTAAATATGATAAAGATACACTTAAAGAAAATCTTTCAATAGAAGAAGTGTTTGATCTTGTAAGTGAATTGGGTGGTGAGCCAATTCTTAAAGATAATTGTATTATTTGTAAAACAATATGTCATAATAGTGATTTAACTAATGCGAGTCACAAACTTTATTACTATTCAAATACACATCTATTTCATTGCTATACAGGATGCGGTGATGCTTCATTTGATATATATGATTTGGTACTAAAAGTTAATAAGACTGCGGGTATTCAAAATTTTTCTTTACCTCGTGCTATTGCATTTGTAGCTCGATATTTTGGATATACAGCAGAAACATTTAATTTTGAAGATAATCAAGAAGCAAGTGAAGATTGGCAAATTATTAATAACTTTAAAAGAAATAAAGAAAAAAATCAACCACAAATTGTAGAATTAAAAACCTATGATAATAAAGTGCTAAGATATTTGCCTCATCCACATATTATTCCTTGGGAAGCAGAAGGAATTGCGTTTGATGTTATGGAATCAAGAGGAATTTGTTATGATCCCATGAACGAAGGAGTTGTTATTCCTCATTATAATATAGATGGAGATTTAATTGGAATTAGAGAAAGAACTTTAATTAAAGAAAATGAAATATATGGTAAATATCGTCCTGCGATAATTAATGGTAAAATGTATAATCATCCTCTTGGTTTTTCACTTTATAATCTTAACAATAGCAAAAAAGCTATTTCTCAATTTAAAAAAGCAATAGTATTTGAAGGCGAGAAGTCGACGCTATTATACGCGTCTTATTTCGGAGAAGAATCTGATATTAGTGTAGCATGTTGCGGTAGTAATTTAATTAATTATCAAGTTAAATTACTTTTATCTCTCGGAGTAAGAGAAATTATTATAGCTTTTGATAAACAGTTTCAAAAAATCGGTGATAATGAATGGCAAAAATGGGTTATTAAATTAAAAACTTTATATAATAAGTATGGTAATTATGTAAATATTAGTTATATGTTTGATAAAGATAATTTACTTGGATATAAAGATTCACCGATAGATTGTGGAAAAGATACATTTCTAGAATTATTTAAAAGGAGAGTTACAATAGAATGAACGCAAATCCGTGGAGATATAAAGAAGATAATAAAATAAAAGCACAAAAACAAATTAAATACATGGATGAGAATTTTGCTAATGAAACTGCGGCGGCTGTCGCTGATACAAATATTTATACTGGTCCATTAAACAAAAATGACTGGACTGAAAATGGGTTTAATTCAATTCCTTATTCACAATTACTTGATATGGGTACTGTTGATGCGATTTTCCATATTCGAGAAGTCTTAGGAGAAGATAATGAAGAAGTCAAAGTTGCTGCTCTCAACTTTGCATCATATAGAAATCCTGGTGGGAAATTTATTGATGGTAGTAATGCTCAAGAAGAATGTTTATGTCATGAATCTAATCTTTACAATATTTTAAGAAACTTCACATCATATTATAAAGAAAATAATTCTAAACCAAATAAAAATCTTTATACTGATAGAGCCTTATATTCTCCAGATGTGATTTTTAACAAAGGAGATCATATAGTTAAAGCAGATGTAATTACTTGTGCCTCTCCAAATTGGACCGCCGCCCGCAAATGGAATGTTTCTCAAGTTGAAAATACTCTTGTATTAGCTCAACGTATTCAGTTTATTAAAGATATTGCAGAACTTGAGGCAGTTGATGTTCTTATTCTTGGAGCTTGGGGATGTGGAGTGTTCGGACAAAATCCAAGAACTGTTGCAAGATTATTTGATTTTATTTTTAGAGAAAGTGAAATTAAAAATATTGTATATGCCGTTCCTGGAGGATTAAATTCTGATAATTTTAAAGCCTTTGACGAATGTATTAGAAAGAGTTGATTTGACAACTCTTTCTTTTTTTGTTATAATATAAATAGAAATATTATAAAGTTAAAGGAAGAAAATATATGAAATATCAATTAATAAACAAACCAAATAAAAATTTCTCAGCAATTCAACAAATTTTATATAATAGAGGAATTGCGGAAGATGAAATTTTACATTATGTAAATCTTTCTGATTAGGATATTAATTCTCCATTATTATTAGGAGAAGAAAATTTAAAAGATGGTTTAAAATTGCTTTTAAATGTAATTTCAAAAGAAAGGAATGCAATAATTATTGTAGACTGCGATTGTGATGGTTATACATCTGCCGCACTTTTAATTAATTATTTATATAAATTATTTCCTGCCTGGGTAAATAATCATTTAAATTGGATTATGCATGATAGTAAACAGCATGGTTTATCTGATTGTATAAATAAAATTTCAAATTATTATTCATTAGTTATTTGTCCAGACTCAAGTAGCAATGATTATAAATATCATCACGATTTGTTTAAAAAAGGAATCGGTGTTTTAGTATTAGACCACCATTTAGCTGATTCTATAAGTGAATATGCGGTTATTATTAATAATCAATTATCTGATTACCCAAATAAAGAATTATCAGGAGTAGGTGTTGTTTGGCAATTTTGTCGTTATATTGATAATATATTAAATAGCAATTACGCCAATGATTTTCTTGATTTGGTTGCGCTTGGTCTCTGCGCAGATATGATGTCTTTGCGTTCATTTGAAACTCGTTATCTTATTACAAAAGGATTCAAAAAAGAAAATATTAAAAATCCATTTATTGATTACATGCTTGATAAAAACTCTTTTCCATTATCAAAAACAGATTATATATCATCTGATTCATAGATGGCCTGCACATCTATCGGCGCCGCATTTTTTATTGTTCCTTTTGTTAATGCAATTACTCGAAGTGGAACTTTAGAAGAAAAACATTTATTATTTAATTCAATGTTAAATCATAAAGCATTTGAAGAAGTTCTTTCAAACAAACGAGGACATAAATTAGGAGAAAAAGAAAAATTAATTCTACAAGCAATTAGAACAGTCACAAACGTTAAAAATAGACAGACAAGAGCAGAAGATGCAGGTTTAGCTATGTTAGAAAAAATGATTGAAACTAATCATATGCTTGACCATAAAATTCTTTTATTCTTACTAGAACCAGGTCAAATTGATTCTGAAATTCGCGGTTTGATAGCAAATAAATTTATGGCAAAATATCAAAGACCATGTTGCTTATTAACACGAACCAATAGAAATGGAAAGGAAACTTATGAAGGTTCAATGAGGGGATATACAAAAACTGGCATTGATAGTTTTAAAGAAGTGCTTGAACAATGTCCAGAAGTAACTTATGTAGAGGGTTAATATCATGGCCCTTAAATACCTTTTCCGCCTCATCAGCGGGGTAAATTAAATAAAATGTCCTATTTTGGTCATTTTTATATAATTTGCTAACGAGAAAAGTTAAATATAATAGAAAGAAAAATTCTATTATACATACTAACCTCGTGGGAAAATAATAGTTATTTTTCTTTTTTAATATTTTTTATTAAAAAGGAGAAAATTGTATGGAAAAATATATTTATAAAATTACTAATAAAATTAATGGGTTAAGTTATATAGGACAAGCCAAAGATTATAAAAAACGTTTTGCAGAACATCGTGCAATGATGTATGGAAAATAGCCAAATAAAAAATTGTATAAAGCTTTTTAGCAATTTGGAATTAATAATTTTACTTTTGAAGTAATTGATTATGGCAGTAACTATAATGAACTTGAAAGAAAATGGATAAAATATTATAATTCATATTAGAATGGATATAATCAAACACTAGGTGGAGAAGAACCTCCTGTTTTTTATGGAGAAGAAAATAATGCTTGTACGCATTCTGATGAAGAAGTAAAAACAGTTCAAAATTTATTAATAAATACAACTTTATCAAGTAAAGAAATTGGAAAAATAACTGGATATAATGATACAGCTATAATACGAATTAATAAAGGTGAACTAAGAAAAGATCAAAATCTTTCTTATCCTCTCCGTAAAGAATTAACCCAAGATTTTAAAAAACAACGAGCTTTAGACATTATTTATGATTTACAAAATACCTCTTTAACACAAAAAGAAATTAGTAATAAATATGGAGTTGGAAGAACAACAGTTACCGCAATTAATAGAGGTCAAAATCATAAAATTGAAGGAATTGAATATCCAATTAGAAAATAACTATTATAAACCTGTAGAGACTATTCCGGGTTAGACTGGAAGTACCGGTACTATTGATACGTACTCTGGTTTTAGGAAACGAAGCCAGTTAAATAGGGAAATGGGATTCTTATATTTTTAATGTAAGTAAAAAATAGTCCGATCCTGCTGGAAACAGTAGAAAAATTGCATGATAATGCTGCTGGTTTAGGTATTGAGTCAAATCATATCGAAGATTTTCTTTACCGCATTGACCAGCTTTTAGAGGATGTTTCTGTTGAACCAATTTATAGAGTAGATTATGATTTTAAAGAAATTGATAATAATAATCAACGCATTTTAGAAATTGCAGGTATGAATGATTACTGGGGTCAAGATATTGATAGAGCATATGTAAATATTAATTTTAAAATTACAAGTTCTAATTTTCAAATTATGAAAAGTAATACTTTAAAATTTAATCTTCCAAATGGATTATCTATTATTAAATTTAATGGAACTGATGAAGAAATTGCTCAATTCACAACTACAGGATATTTAGAATTAAATGCAATCTGCAAATGCAATGCTAATGAATGGAATGGTCGTGTTTATCCACAATTATTAATGGAAGATTACGAAATTGTGGATTCTTCTAAATACTTTTTCTAAAGGAGAAAAAATGATAGCTTATAAATGTGATATATGTAAAAAAATATATAATGATAAACTTATAACAATACAAGTTCCAACCAATAAATATTTATACGCTATGAGTAATGGGATTAAATTAGCAAAATTTAAATCTTCTGTAGAACTTTCTAATGTTGAAATCTGTTCCTCTTGTGCAATACAAATAGCAGATTTTTTAGATTCATTAGGACATTGGGAGTGGTATAACGATGATATTAACTAAGTGTCAAGAACGAGGATTAAAAATCGCTATAGAAAGATATAGACAAGGATATAAATTTACTACTATTTCAGGATATGCTGGTAGCGGGAAAACGACTCTAGTACGTTTTATTGTTGAAGCGTTAAATATTAGTGAGGATAGAGTATGTTATTGTGCCTTTACTGGTAAGGCCGCTGAGGTTTTACGAAAAAAAGGCAATAAAAACGCATGCACACTTCATAAATTATTATATGAATCTATTCCAAAACCTACAGGAGGATTTTTTAGAAAACCTAAACAAACTCTTGATTACGATATAATCATAGCAGATGAAATTAGCATGATTCCTAAATCTTTGATGGAATTGCTGTTTAAACATCAAGTATATGTTATTTGTTTGGGAGACCCTTTTCAGTTGCCGCCTATTGATAAGGATGAAGATAATCATTTATTAGATAATCCTCATATTTTTCTTGATGAAATCATGAGACAGGAAGAAGATTCTGAAATTATTCAGCTTACCATGAAAATCAGAAATCAAGAACCGATTGATTATTTTAATGGTAATGAAGTAAAAATTATTCCTTACTCAGATTTAAATACTGGTGTATTACAATGGGGAGATCAAATTCTAACCGCAACAAATGCAAAACGTCAAGCTATTAATAATCAAATGCGCGCATTACAAGGCAGGACTGGTGAGCCTGTTGATGGAGATAAAATTATATGTCTCCGCAATTATTGGGACGATTCAAGTTTAAATGGCGATGCTTTAATCAATGGAACTATTGGTATTCTTCAAAATAGTTTTCAAACTTGGAGAGAAATTCCTAGATTTGTACAAAATGATATAAGAAAATTTGATGTTTTAGTTGGTGATCTAGTTGTACCAGAAACTAATGATGTTTATCAAATGACAGAGATGGATCGCCAAATGATTATCACTGGAGAAAAATGCTGCGGATGGCAATTATCATATAAATTAGGTAAATTACGTCCTAAGTATGGAGAAATTGTTCCTAAAGAATTTACTTACGCGTACGCAATCACCGTGCATAAGGCGCAAGGAAGTGAATGGAATAATGTTGTAGTATTAGAAGAAAATTTTCCTTTTGATAAGAATGAACATGCTCGGTGGTTATATACAGCTTGCACGAGAAGTTCAAAGAAACTAGTATTAGTGAGGTAAAAAAATGCAAGATGTAATTATTTTTATTAATAAAATGAAGATTGTTTTTAATCTTCTCCCAGATGAAGAAATAGATATTTATAATGATATTTATAATAAATCAACAGAAGAATTTATTACATGGATAAATAGAAAATATGAAGAATATTCAAATATTATAGATAAATTAAATGAGGTTCCAAATTAAGATGAAAATATATACATCTTATTTTTATCAGATCCGAAATTTTAAATCAAATATGATACCAGTCTCTACTTGCCTGTCAGATCCAGCTTGGTTTAAACCCCCAATGGGGAAAGAATATTATATTGATAAAAGAGGAATAATATGCGGGCTCCGCTATGAACCTCTTATGGTCCAGTCCCAAGGAACGCATTATTGCCCCTGTGAAGAAAAAGAAATATTAAAAGGTAATTGTCCAACAATGCAGGAATATAGGCAATTACTTGAAACTGTTGATTTTGATAAAATGATAAAAGCATTTGAATTTTGTTTAAATAAATTTAATAAAGATACTATTGTTTTAATTGTATATGAGGCACCTAATAATCTCTGCAGTGAAAGAATTGCTTTGCAAAATTATTTTTGTTCACATGGTATAAAATGTAAAGAATTAAATTATCCGATTTAAATAAAATTTGACAACTAAAAAAATTTTTTGTATAATATAATTGTAAGAAATAAATATTATGAAAGAGAGGTACAGTCCAATGGGCTAAGTAATTTGTAACCCGTAGACGCTTCAACAAGAATTATGGAGGATACTCCAATGGACAATGTAGCTTAAAAATATTTATTTTATATGTCAAGTGGGTAAGACACCCACTTGACTTTTTTATTTTATTATGTTATAATATAAATATAATATAAATGAAAGAGGTAAAGTAATGATAAAAAGGTTCGAACCTCATTCTCATTCAGAGTTCTCGAATATACGATTATTAGATTGCATCAATAAAATTCCAGCACTTATAGATAGAGCGATAGAAATAGGTTTATGCGGATTGGCACTTACGGATCATGAATGTCTATCGGGGGCGCCGCAAGCAAATTTTTATGCTCAGAAAATTTTAGAAGAACATCCTGATTTTAAGGTTGCATTAGGGAATGAAATATATTTAACACCCAATAGAGAGATGGGTCAAAAATATTATCATTTTATTTTAATAGCAAAAAATAAAACTGGATTTAGAGCATTACGAGAATTATCTTCAAGGGCGTGGATGAATAGTTATTGGGATAGAGGTCTTGAAAGAGTTCCAACAACTTATGCAGATCTTGAAGAAATTGTTAATAAATATCCAGGAACCTTAATTGCAACAACCGCATGTATTGGTGGAGAAGTATCTTCTCAAGTTTTAAATCTTATTAAAGCTGAAAAACATGAAGATAATAATGGAATCGTAGAAGCGCATAATGATATTGTAAATTTTATCTTATGGTGTAAAGGTCTTTTTGGAGATGATTTTTATATTGAGTGCGCGCCTGGCCAATCAGCAGAACAGATTGCAGTTAATCAACGTCTTTGTTCTGTAGCATCCGCATTTAAATGTAAAATGGTTCTTGGATCAGATGCTCACTATCTTAAAAAAGAAGATAGATATGTTCATAAAGCATATCTTAATTCAAAAGGTGGAGAGCGTGAAGTTGATGCATTTTATGAATACGCATATCTTCAAGATGAAAATGATATAAAAAAAAATATTGCTCCATCATTTTTGGATTATAATGAATTAATTGAAAATTCATATGAAATTTATAATAAAATTGAAAATTATAGTATTGCACATAAGCAGACAATTCCGAAGGTAAAGGTTAAAGATTACCCCCATCAACCTATTAAAAAAGAATTTGCTGAAAATTACCCAATATTAACTCAAATGTTCAATAGTGAAGATAAGTATGAAAGGTATTGGGTTAATCAATGCGCCGAAGGGCTAATTAAAAAACAGTTAGATAAAAAAGAATATTGGGAAAGACTTGAAGAAGAAGCCGATATTAAGAAAACTATTAGTGAAAAACTTGAAACTAATATGTTTAGTTATCCTATAACTCTTCAGCATTATGTAGATCTTTTTTGGGAATGCGGCAGCACAGTTGGTGCGGGCAGAGGATCATCTTGTTCTGGTTTAAATCATTATTTACTTGGTATTACTCAGCTTGATCCTATTAAGTGGGAGCTTCCGTTCTGGAGATATCTCAATCGAGATCGTGTAGAGCTTGGAGACATCGATATCGATCTGTGCCCAAGCAAAAGACCATTAATTCTTCAAAAAATAAAAGAAGAAAGAGGACAAAATTTTAATAAAGATATTGATGAATTAAGTAAAAAGAATTTAGGATGTACACTTATTGCCACTTTTGGGACGGAAGGAACCAAATCAGCAGTATTAACAGCTTGTCGTGGTTATCGTTCAGAAGATTTCCCAGATGGGATTGATGTTGATACAAGTCAGTTTTTATCATCTTTAATTCCAAGTGAAAGAGGTTTCCTCTGGCCTCTAAAAGATGTTGTTTATGGGAATAAAGATAAAGATAGAAAACCGATTGCTCCATTTATCACAGAAATAAATCAGTATCCTGGACTTTTGGATATTGCAATGGCGATCGAAGGGTTGATATGATATTGGCCCGTTATACCTTTTCCGTTTATCAGCGGGGTTACATATAAATGTAGCTAACGGGGAACCCTAACCCAGAATGATATGGGAATCCCGTGGGAAAAACTTTTTTTGGTCAAATCAAGATAATCTCATTTTTATAATTTTAATATATAATAGAAATAGAAAGGAGTTATATATTATGAATTATATATATGGTTATCGAAATAAAATAACAAATAAATGGTATATTGGTCAAACTTCTATGACGGTAGAAGAAAGACATAGATTACATATTTCATCAGCAAACCATGAAAAAGCAAATGATTATAATAGTCTTTTTCATAAAAAAATTAGATAGTATGGAATTAATAATTTTGAATTAATTGTATTAGAAGAAGTTTAGAATAAATAGGATTTAGATAAAAGAGAAATTTTTTGGATTAATTAGAAAAATAGTTTTGTAAAAAATAATGGATATAATTTAACCCTTGGAGGACAAAAAAGAAAAGAAAATGAAAATTATATTGATATAAGAGCTGCTTTTCAAACTCAAGAAGAAATTAATAAAGTAATTGCAGAAATTAAAGATTTAAAAAATTCTTTGGTTTAGTTAGCTAAAAAATATAATGTAAGTTTATCATTAATCTGCATGATTAACACAGGAAAAAAATATAAACAAGATAATGAAAATTATCCATTAAGAACTTTAAAAACTAAAATATCTAATAATACAGTTTTAGATATTATTCAATTATTAAAAGAAAATTATAGTAATAAAGAAATTGCAGAAATTTTTCAAATTGATAGTGATATAGTATATCGAATTAATTATGGAAAAGCGCATAAACAAAAAAATGAATCTTATCCAATTAGAAAAGAGTTATCGAAACGAGAACTAAGAGCTATAAAAATTAAATAGCTTTTAAAAGAAAATAAATTAAATAATAAACAAATTGCTTTACAAGTTGGATGCGATCCGTCAGTTGTATCTAATATTAATTATGGTAAAGCATATAGAGATTAGAATTTGACCTATCCAATTAGAAAAAGTTAAACCTGTATCGACTATCCTCGGATCGGAGGAGTAGGGCTGTTATTGATACACAGTTCGAAATGGGTATTGTAGAATATTAAAATATTCTATTAAGATATAGTCAGTACCATTAGAAATAATGGAATTATACGTAATTAATAAAAGAAGTAGTCATGCTTCTGGTGTTATCCTTTTTGATGAAGATCCATATGAATTTGGATGTTTTATGAAAACTCCAAAAGGTGAAATTATTACTCAATGGGATCTTCATAAATGTGAAGCATGTGGCATGACAAAATATGACTTCTTAGTAACAGAGGTTCAAGATAAAATTGTAGAAACTATTAGACTTCTTCAAAAATATAATAAAATTGATAGTAACTTAACATTAAGAGAAGTATATAATAAATATCTTCATCCAGAAGTTCTTCCATTAAATGATAAAAAAGTTTGGAAAGCTTTACAAGAAGGTAACGTATTAAATATCTTCCAATTTGATTCAGAAGTTGGTTCTCAAGCGGCGAAGAAAATTAAACCAAAATCAATACTCGAAATGTCGGATGCCAATGGATTAATGAGACTGATGACTGCGGAGAAAGGGGCAGAAACCCCCATGGAAAAATATATCCGTTTCAAAAATAATCTTAATTTATGGTATCAAGAAATGGACAAAGCTGGTTTAACCCAACAAGAACAGAAAACTCTTGAACCATATTTTAAACAATCTTATGGAGTCCCACCATCTCAGGAACAATTAATGCGAATGTTGATGGATGAAAAAATCTGCGGGTTCTCGTTAAAAGAAGCAAATGCCGCCCGCAAGATAGTTGGTAAAAAACAAATGGAAAAAATTCCAGAGTTACATCAAAAAGTTTTGGATACAGCATTAAGCCCAGCTCTTGGTAAATATGTTTGGGAACGAGGCATTGGACCCCAAATGGGTTATAGCTTTTCCACCATACATAGTCTAGCCTATTCGTTTATTGGAGTCCAGACTATATATCTTGCAACCAATTGGAATCCAATCTATTGGAATACAGCTTGTCTCATTGTTAATAGCGCATCTCTTGAAAATGAAGAAGATGATGATGACGATGGAAACACAAAAGATAAATCAACTGATTATTCAAAGTTAGCAAAAGCCATCGGAGATATAACATCAAGAGGAATCAAGGTATCTCTAATTGATATTAATAAATCTGGTTTTAGTTTTGAACCAGACGAACCAAATAATGAAATCTTATTTGGATTAAAAGGTGTTAATAAAATTGGTGGACCAGTAATTGATCAAATTATTGGCGGCCGCCCATATACAGGAATTATTGATTTTATGAATAGATGTCCATTAAATAAAACTCAAATGGTATCTTTGATTAAGTCAGGAGCTTTTGATAAGATTGATAATAAATGGGCATCAGAAATTTGTAAAGAGAATCCGAGATATGCAATTATGGCATATTATGTATCATTAGTTTGTAACCCAAAGAAGCGATTAACTTTACAGAACTTTAATGGATTGTTAAAAAGCGGATTAGTACCAGAAGAATTAAATAAACAAAAACAAGTATTTGTATTCAATAAATTCCTTAAAGATAATAAAAAAGTTGGTAAATATTATGTATTTGATGAAGGTTCATTAAATTTTTATTCACAATATTATGATTTAAATGAACTTGATGTTATTAATGGAATTACTTGTATTCTCCAAACCAAATGGGATAAAATCTATCAAAAAGAAATGGATGAAGCAAGAAACTGGTTAAAAGAGAATCAAGATGAAGTATTAAATCAATATAATAATTTATTATTTAATGAAACATGGAATAAATATGCAACTGGAAATATTTCTGCATGGGAAATGGAAAGTTTGTGTTTTTATTATCATGAACATGAATTAGCTGATATTGATAAACATAAATATGGTATTGTTAATTTTTCAACTTTATCATATGAACCTGAAGTAGATTATTTCTTTAAAAGAGCAGGCAGAGATATTCCAATCTTTAAGTTATATAAAATTGCAGGAACTATTATTAGTAAAAATAATACTAAAGCATCCGTTGCAATTTTAACAACAGATGGAGTTGTTAATGTAAAATTTACTAAGGAATATTATGCGATGTATAATCGTCAGATTTCTGAAGTACAAGCAGATGGTAGTAAAAAGGTTCTTGAAAAAGGATGGTTCTCTCGTGGAACTAAAATTATGGTAACTGGTTATAGAAGAGAAGATACTTTTGTAGCAAAAACTTATAAAGCAACTTCTACACATCAGTTATATCGAATTATGAATGTTGAAGGTAGAAATATTACATTAGAGCATGAAAGGGTAAATCTAAATGGATAGAATTAAACTTCTTGCTTTGTTCGGTGAGTCCAGTGCTGGAAAAGATTCAATCCAGCACTGGCTTGAACGAAAGCTAAAAAATATACATGGTATGGTATCATACACATCACGGCCGCCGCGTGATTATGAAATTGAAGGTCGTGAATATCATTTTATATCTCAAGAAGAATTTGAAAAATTAATTGTTGAAAATAAAATGCTTGAACACACCTGTTTTAATAATTGGTATTATGGAACTTATATTAATGAACTTCAAAAAGGTAAAATTAATGTAGGTGTATTTAATCCACAGGGTATCCGCAATCTTTTGAATCATTCTGATACTATTGATATTCTTCCAGTATGGATTCAAGCAGGAGAAAAAGAACGTTTGTTAAGATCTCTTAACCGCGAACAAAATCCTAATTGTGCAGAAATTTGTCGTCGTTTTTTGGCAGATCAAAAAGACTTTGCTAATATTGAATTTGAACATGAAATTTTTTTAAACGATAAGGAAAATGGAGAATACTATGGATTTTTAAATAGACCAAAAATATTAAACTTTATAGAGGGACAAACTTGATTAATTTATATGGGACTTTTTTAAATAATATAGTAACCCTAGAAATATTTTATCTAATTAGGAGGATATATTATGACTTATGTGATTAAGAGAGACGGCAGACAAATGCCTTTTAACACAGAGAAAATTAAAAATGCTATTTTAAAGGCTTTTAAAGCAGTAGATGGTTAGATTACTGACTATGCTGAAACAAAAGCAGAAAATATAGCAAATTATATTGAAGGATATTGCGAAGAAGAAATCAAGCCATTATCTATTGAAGAAATTCAAGATTTAGTAGAAAATGGTTTAATGTCTACCAAGAGAAAAGATGTAGCCAAAGCATATATCAAATATCGTGAAATGCGAACAAAAGAAAGAAACTGGAACAATGAAATGATGCGGGCTGCAAAGGAAAAACTTACCGGCGCCAAAATTGATAATCAAAACGCCAATGTTGATGAACATTCATTCGGTGGCCGCCGTGGTGAATTTGACTCAGTTATTGCAAAACAATATGCACTTGATAATTGTATGTCAAAAATGGCTCGTGAAAATCATTTAAATAATGAAATCTATATTCATAAGTTAAATTGTGCCTAATATTGGTAACAATATTAGTGGACTATGTGAACCCAAGCAAAAGGGGTGTCAGATTTGATCTGGCTATCGGTTCAGAAGATAGTAATATCAATATGAGTAAGAAAGCCTAAGTCCTTTTAGGATAAGGTAATACCGAGCCAAGTCTATTTTTAAAATAAATGTTTTCTACCTAGAAAGGAGAAAACATGGAAAAAGAATTTTATGTTTATAGATGGTATTATAAAGATACTAATAAAACTTTTCATATAGGAAAAGGCAAGGGACAAAGATATAAAGAAAAAGTACAAAGTAGAAATGATTTTTTTAAAAATATAGTTAACAAAGAAAAAGAAAATGTTACTTCTGAAATTCTTGTTAATAATTTAACTGAACAGGAAGCATGGGATTTAGAAAAGAAACTTATTGCTGAATATAAAGCAAAAGGAGAATGCCAAACAAATTTTCATGAAGGCGGTTGTGGAGGAAATACTGGAAAATATGATGATCCAGAGAGAAATCGTAAAATAAGTGAAGCTGCTAAAAAAAGAATTGGCGAATTAAATCCTATGTATGGTAAACATCATACAGAAGAAACTAAACAAAAAATAAGAGAAAAAAATTTAGGCAAAAAGTTAACTCCTGAACATATTGAAAAATTAAAAGAAGCTAATCGCGGAAGACAAAAAACTGAAGCTGAATTAGAAAGAATAAAAAACTTAAATTTAGGAAAACCAATGCCTAAAGACACTAAAGAAAAAATGATGAATAGTCTTTGTCCATATGAATATCAAATTTATTTAAATAATGAATTACAATATACTTGTTTAGGACATACTGAATTATGGTCTTATTGTAAAGAAAAATTTGGTATTTCAAGAACCATTATAGATAAAATAATAGCAAAAACTTGGAAACCTACTTATAATAAACATAAATGGTTAGAAACATTAGAAATTTTAAAAATAGAAAGGTGTATCGACTAGGGGTGATGAGTGTAGCCCCGTAGAGTAGAGATTAGCACTACTCGAAGTGCATAGCATCCTATTATATAGGATGAAGAGATAGTCAGTTCTTATAGAAATATAAGAGTAAACGGATTTAGACGCATATGCAGTTGGTATGCACAACTGTTTATCTATTCCTTTTGATGATTTATTAGCTAAAGGATTTAATACTCGTCAAACAGACGTGCGTCCCGCAAATTCTGTTAATACTGCGATGCAATTAGTAGCAGTTTTATTCCAACTTCAGAGTTTACAACAATTTGGTGGAGTAAGTGCTACACATTTAGATTGGACAATGGTGCCTTATGTTCGTAAAAGTTTTTATAAACATTATATTGATGGATTAAAATACTGCGAAGGTATTACTCCAGTAAATGAACCTAACAAGTCAATCGCTGAACTTTCTGTTGAAGATCCTTGGTATGCACCAGACGTATATGAAAAAGCATACAAATTTGCAACAGATATGACAGAAAAAGAAACTGAACAAGCAGTTGAAGGTATGTATCATAATTTAAATACTTTACAATCAAGAAGTGGAAATCAACTTCCATTTACCAGTATTAATTATGGTACTTGTACGCTTCCTGAAGGTAGAATGATTATTAAAACACTTCTTAATGGAAGCATTAAAGGCGTTGGTAAATTTCATAAAACTCCAATCTTCCCTTGCGGTATTTTCCAAGTAATGAGTGGAGTCAATAAAGAACCAGGAACACCAAATTATGATTTATTTAGATTAGCTCTTGAGTCAACAGCAAAAAGATTATATCCAAATTATGCTAATGTTGATTGGAGCGGGAATGCGGGTTATGATCCACAAGACCCAACTACATTCTTCAGCACAATGGGGTGCCGGACAGCCAATGGTCTCGATATAAATGCAGAACCAGGAGTGAATCCGCAACGTAAAGATGGAAGAGGAAATATTTGTCCTGTAACAATTATTCTTCCTACTTTAGCTATGGAAGCAAAACAAATGTTTGTCAACGAATATGACGATAATATTATTGAAGTATTTATGCAATTACTTGATAATAAAATTGATGAAGCTAAAGATATGCTTCTTGAAAGATTTAATTATATTTGTTCACAAGACCCATCCTCTGCTAAGTTTATGTGGGAAAATAATACTATGTACGGATATAATAAAAAAGAAGGCATTTTTGGAGCTATGAAACATGGTACGCTGGCATTGGGTCAACTTGGGCTTGCAGAAGCCTTACAGATTCTCATTGGGAAAGATCATACTACTGATGAAGGTATGAAACTTGCCAAACAAATTGAAGAGTTATTTTCAAAGAGATGTAAGGAATATAAAGAAAGATATAAACTTAATTTTGGTGTTTACTATACTCCTAAACTACTCGGATTGGGAGTCGCATAAGTGATTATGTGAAAAAACAACCTTGTTAAACGGGCAAACGTAATAAGTTGGTAAGAGAGCCTAAACCGAAAGGCATGGTAATCCCGTAGGATAAAACTATAAAAAATATTGGACAGAGATGTATAATCGTGTATAATAAATTTTAAAGTATAATAGAAAAATAAGAAAGGAGTTTTCTATTATATGGCTAGAAGAAATATGACATAGAAATTAATTCATATTAATAAAATTAATGAATAGATGAAATTAATTGACGGTAGTGAAACTGATTATATTACTCCAACAGGAAAAGTATATAAAGATTATGGTAACAATTTTTATTATCCAAAAACAAATTTTATAAATAAAGTAACAGGATATGTGTGTTGTGGAATTACTTTTCCAGATGGAAATAAACAGCGAAAGATTCATGTTTTACTTGCAAAAGCATATGTTCCAAATCCCAATAATTATCCAGTTGTAATGCATTTGGATAATGATAAAACAAATTATAATTTAAATAATTTAAAATGGGGAACTGTTTCTTAGAATACTAAAGCAGCTTTTGACGATGGACTACAAGTTAATGATAAAAGCTGGAATGACAGTCAATCTATTCATGTATGTTGTTTTGATATGGATAAAAATTTATTAAATAAATATGGCTCAATAGGAGAAGCATCTCGATGTATTGGAGTAACTAAAACTACAATACTAAATCAATGTAATCATAATGTAAAAACTAAACCTCGATGCGGTTATTATTTTAGATATTTGTCCGAATATGAAAAAAATGGTTTTGTTCTCTAACGACTATCGAAAGCATAATATAAATAGAAATATTTATATAAAGAAGTGAGTAGAGTAGTTTCATAAAGAAACGAAAGACAAGGCTCTTATTATTTGGTAACAGAATGATAAGATGATAATATAGTCTAATCCCCTAATAAATATCGGGAAACCGAGGGTATAAATGGCCGAGAATTTATGTTATACCGCTATGAAGAAATTTCAGAAAAAATATGGTGTAATTAAGAATGTCAGTGATAAAGAATTTTTCACCAATAGTATTCACGTACCAGTTTGGAAAGAAATTGATCCTTTTACAAAAATTGATATTGAAAGTCAATTAACTGGATATTCAACAGCAGGATGTATTACTTATGTTGAACTTGATAGTGGTATTTTACATAATATTGACGCATTAGAGCAAATTGTTATTTATGCAATGGATAAAGACATTCCTTATTTTGCATTAAATGTACCAAATGATCTTTGTTTAGATTGCGGCTATACTGGTGAAATTAATGATGAATGTCCTATGTGTAAAGGAAAAAACATTCAAAGACTTCGTAGAGTTACAGGATATTTAACAGGTGACTATAAAACCGCATTTAATCTTGGTAAACAGCAAGAGACAGAAATGAGATTTAAACACTCCTCATTATTAAGAGGATATAAATAATGGTAAAAGAAATTTTTATAAATAATATAAAGAAATCTTTACTTGCTGGAGTATTGATCGGCTTGGGGGTTATTATTAACCTCCAAGCTAGCAATACGGTTTTTGGCGCGCTATTCTTTAGTTTTGGGTTATTAACAATTATTGAAATGCAATTATTTTTATATACTGGTAAAATTGGTTTTATAACAACTGATTCACAAATTACAATACCAACAGTTATATTAATTCTTGTATTTAATTGTTTAGGAATTGCGGCAACCATAGGCTTATATGCGCTTGGAAACCAGAACTTTGTTGGTATCATATCAGCGGCCGCCGCAATCAAGTTTAGTAAAACTATAATTACTTTATTTATTAACGCTTGCTTTTGTGGAGCATTAATTCATTTTGCAGTTAAAAATAAAGTAACTATATTAACTATTTTTGCAGTTATGATTTTTATTCTTATTGGAGCAGAACACTGTATTGCAGATTTTCCATATCTTTTGTTTAATTTTTCTCCAATAAGTTTATTAAAATTTATTAGTATTGTTATAGGCAATTCATTAGGGGCAATATTAATTGAGAGGTTAAGTAAATAAAAATGGATAGATATGCAGGATTAATAACAAATGACTTCGCGAATGGAACTGGTACCTGCGTTTCTTTCTGGACGCAAGGATGTCCTCATCACTGTCCTAGCTGCCAAAATCCTGAAACATGGGATTTTCAAGGCGGAAAAGAGGTCCCGACCGATATTAGAGGTCAAATTATTAAAGCAATCTGTGCAAATGGAATTACAAGAAACTTTTCAGTATTAGGCGGAGAACCTCTATGTGATGAAAATTTAGATGAAGTCGATAAAATTATAACAGGTATAAGAACTGCCTATCCACAAATCAAAATTTTTGTATGGACAGGTTATATTTTAGAAGAACTAAAAGAAAAAAAGAATGATAAAATTAATCATATATTATCGCAAATTGATGTATTAATTGACGGACCTTTTATTCAAGCAAAAAGAGATATTACGCTTGAATTAAGAGGAAGTAGAAATCAACGAATATTATATCGTGGAGTTGATTTCTAACAAAAATTTTAATATAATATAATTAAAGGAGATTTCTAATGAATAAAAATGATACACATAATGTTTCATTAGGAACATTATATGATTTTAATAAGCAAATGATGTTAAAACAAGGCAAACTTAGTAAATCTAAATTAAAAGCTATTGAACCTAAATTAGAAGATTGGTTTAATTGGCAAATTGATGAATATGCCATGTTGCTTTGCAGAGAAAGATATGATTTTACTGTATTTCATTTATATGAAAAACAGAATTTGAATCCTCCTGAAGTTGCAGTAACAGAGCTTATTGATTTGCTTAAAAATAGGGGAAAAATTCTTTCTATCGAAAAAGACTCCAATGTAATGAATAATGCTTGGGAAATTTGGCTTGAAATTGATGGAGAAGCATTTGCTTATTATTTATTTAATTGTGATGACTGGGTAATCCAGTGTTAACAAAAGGAGGATATAACATGAAAAAAATTATTGGTATTATTCATCCTTTTGATATTTATCAAACCTTTTATGTTTATGAAGATGGAAATAAACTTGAGATTGTTCATACTAAAATGAGTGATATTCCAGATACTATATTTGAATTATCTCGCGCGTATGATGTTTATCAAGTTGATCTTTCTGGTGCTGAACATTTTGCAAAAGGAATTATAAAACAAATTCAAGAAAAAGAAATCACTAAATACAATGAAAATAAATTAACTATTAAATGTATATAAGGAGATTAAAAAATGTCAAAATATTTAGTTAGTACAACAGAAACCTATCGTGTTGATACTGAAAATGAAGCTACAAAAGCAATTGAAGAAGCTAAGCAGGATGGCTCATATGTCCTTGGTAAATACACTAGTGAACATAAAGAACGTAAATCAAAAGGTGAAGTAATTGATGAATATTGGAAACTCACTTTAACAAAGTTATTTAATGATATTAAAGAAGCCGACACTCCTGTTACCGTAAAATATGAGGTAGAATAATGATAAAAAATATCAATGTAAAGAAACTTAATGATCTTGCAAAACTTCCAACAAGAGGTTCTTCAAATGCAGCAGGATATGACTTATATGCGACGACTAGTCACAATATTGAAATCCAACCGCACACTACAGTAAAGATTGGGACTGGTCTTTCTTTTGAATTACCACAAGGAACTTTCGCAGCTATTTTCCCAAGATCTGGTATTGCTACTAAACGCGGTCTCCGTCCCGCAAATTGTGTAGGCGTCGTCGATAGTGACTATCGAGGCGAGGTAATAGTTGCACTTCATAACGACACTGATGAAGTTCAAAGTATCGAACCACAAGAGCGAATTGCACAAATGATTCTTCTTCCTTTTGTTGAGATGTCTTTTAATGAAGTTGATGAATTATCAGATACAGCTCGCGGAGAATCAGGCTTCGGTGGTTCTGGCAAGTTTTAATATAAACAAAAAAATAGGGCAGATGATTTAATCATCTGCCCTTTATTTTTTTACTCAGTTTCAACTGGTAAATTAGTTTTAATATCTCTTCCGCCATTTGCATATCTAGCGAAATCAACAACTGCTTTAAATTGTTTAGGATCAAAACTTTCAACAATCTTTGCCGCAGTTTCCGCATTAGCAGGTAAATCTTCAATTAATTGACTAATTACCGCACCAACACTCATTCTATTTGCAGAACTTGCATCCTTAATAGCATTAAGCTGGGTGAAAAGTTCATTATATTCATCTTCATTGATTACTTGGAAAAACCGCTCATAAAAACCATTACTCTTTAATGTATCATATAACTTAAATTCATCTTCTCTTTGTTTTTCAGTAAATGAAATATTTGTATACATATATACTAAATTTAACTCAAAATATAAATTTAATTTAAATTCATTATAAGCACCATTTTCCAAAGACTTCTGTAATGTTACCATTAACAGATCATATTTATCCTGTGCGGGAAGATATTGAAGTACCTCAACCTTCTGCCCGCCAAAATCAAAGGTTTTAACTTCTGTGTTAACCTTTAACTTCATATTAGCATAAGATACTTTCATAAAAATTCTCCTTTTAACTCTTTTTTATCATTTATATTATACAACAAAAATTTTAGTTTGTCAAGTCTTAACGATTAGTATCCATAATTTTAGTAACTGCTTCAATAACAGACTTTTCAATACTTTTTTGTTCTTTATTTCTTGTACGACCTTTTGCCGCAAATTCAGCTTTAATCTTCTCTAATTTCTCTTGACTAAAATTTTCATCATTAACAATTTGATAAGCGATTTTTATAATCTGCTTTAAACTTAAAGTAGATGCTCCAGCAGATTTAATACCATATTCAATGTTGCCATTAGTGACGTCACCCTGTAATAATCCAGAAATATTGTCAACTTGAGCAACTTCATTTAAAAATTGTTCAATATTAATTTCCATATTACTATTAAAACTTGGCTCTTTTCTATTTAAAATAACAATAGAAGCATAAGCCTCATTAATATCACCTTCAGCAGACACTTTCATAGCGTGCCACTCATTATATGGATTTTGCCATAAAACAATTCTCTTATTTACTTGTCTACTACATCTATATCTATATAAAGTTTCAGCATAAGTAGCTTTTAAATTAGGTAAATTGAAATTCCAATCCGCGGTTAATTGTAAACGTTTCATTGCATGATTCAAGGCATCCGCATCGCCGCGATAACGAGCAACTAATTCATTAGAACTTGAATAGTCATATTTTAAAACATCTTCTGATGTAATTTCATATAATTCAGGTTCTCCTTCTGCATTTTCAAAAACGAATACCATAGTAACTTTTTGTCCCAAGAAATTATTAAGTATTTGTTGAAAATTCATACTTTCTTCATATAATCTTTTTGGAATATCACTATTTAAAAATGCTCTAACTTGATCTTTACCTCGAATATATTCATCCATATTACCAAAGTTAGTTTTATTTGCTCGTCTTAATCCCTGTTGATGACGTAACAAATTTTCAAATTCTGAAACTTTTTTATTTAAATCTTCAACAACAGAAATATAATGCGCTGCTGCCGCCCTAAGAGCAACCATATTACCTTTTATTTCATCAGAGACAGGTTTATCAATATTCTCAAATAATGCTTTATCAACCGCATCAAGAGTAGAAGGATCAGTTTCAATAGTATCAGTAGTAATTGTCATATCTACTGGCATAATCTTTCTCCTTAAATCAAAAAAGTGGGAGGGTTATTTAATTTATAACCCTCCCTTTCTATTTATTTAATTAGCTATTAGCCCTTTGGGGCATCATCAGCTTCACCATTATCCGTTACTCCATTTACTGAATCATAAATAGACTCATCAATATTAAATCCAGTAGGATGTGGGAAAACAGTCTTCTGAGTTTCTGTTACTTCTTTAGCATCATCAACAACTTGAATAGCGCAAAGCACTTTCTTAGTTCTGTCGAAGTAGGTATATCCAGGGAATGCGTCCATTGTAAATGTGAACGTACTAGGATCTCCTGTTGCCGCCATAGAGAATGTAAAGTTAGACTGAATCTTAACATTCGGGAATGTTAAATTAGCAGGTAAATCTTTACCATCTGCCTGACGTCTAAATAAGGTATCAGCTTCAACATAGAAGTAACCACCAAAATGACCAGCATCAATTTGAAGTTCAGAAACAGTATTAGCAGCTTTCTTTACATAATAATCAACCATTACAGTTCCACTCGAAGGCGCTGTGCCAGTACCACTATATTTGAGAGTTTTTCCTTTGATTTCTCCACTTCCATCAGTTGTACTGACGATAAAATCTGACATAATTTCACCAGTTAAATCTCCATAAGTATCAATTTTCATGACGTATAAAGGAGCAGTAGAACAAATTGTTTCTGTACTCTCAAGAGCATCACTTAAATCAATAATACCTCCAGCTCCTATAACAGCTGTAGTCGTTTGATGAAAATGTACAATTTCTTGAGAAGTACCTTTAATAACACCAGCACCAGAAAGCATAGCAAAACTTACAGGAGAAAGTAAAGCATCTTCAACAGTAAACGTAAGAGTTTTTTCACCTTCCCAAGCAATTAAACGAGTGTTACCACGTCCACCAGTGGCATACACTGTGGTAGCAGCACCTTCCATAGAAGATGTTTTTGCAGTATCAAGATAAAAAACAGGCTGACCTTTTTTGAAAGTTACATTTCCAATTTTTTGATCATTTTTTGCTCTGAATACTACATTAGCAATTTCACGTACACCAAATTTCATTGGATTTCCTCCTTATATTTTGTATAAAATATTGTTTCATTGTTTTAGTTATTTTCCATCATGAATATCCTTTAACCAATCTTCGGGATCTTGCATCCCAGTAGCTCCTGCGATTTTATATCTTTCCCAAGAGTCATAGTGTAATTTCAATTCATATCGGTTAAATTCATCCATTAATTGATAAACAGTATAATTCATCAACATATTTATATCCTTTTGTTGCCCAACCGCCAAAATAGAAATATAGCGGCTGAGAATGGCAATTTTTGTTTCCGGCGCCAGCTTCGCCTTTGTTTCGCGGCCTTTCTTAATTTTATTAGCAATCTTTCGAGCCAAATCACCACTTGGATTATACTCTTTATTCTCTTTATCTGTAAGACAAAACATACTAATCAAGATTTGTTTAAAAGCTTCGAAATTCTCATCATTGATTTCACTCACTTCACCAGTCTAATGATTTCGTAATTGTATTGCCTTTCTACTCAACAAGATCTCACTTGTTGGGAACGTTAATGCAAGAATAGACATTACATTTAATCGAGCCTGTTGAGACTCTAATGATTTTTCTTGTATCATCGTCATTATTATATTAAAATTTGACATATTAGATAAATCAATTTTGTCCTCGTCTGGCAAAGATTCTTTATTAAATTTTAATAATTCGCATCCAGGCCAAAAACGTTGTTCAGTGATATAAGCAATTTCTCTTAAACGCGGTTGATGGATCGTCAATCTTGCTTCAGGGAATGGAATATCATTCCCTGATAATAATAATAATTCATCCATTATGGTTTATCTATCCATCCATGAGCACTTGGTAATACATCATCAGTACCATGAATAGCACTAAATGTTAATGTATAACCAGATAAAGTTTCATCGAGAACCAGCTCATTACATCCTGCAAATTGGAATGTTCCAATCCCAGAAAGACGAGCATTATTAAGAATACCATCAATATATCCACAAATCTTTAGCGGACGAACTCTAAAATCTCCAAGATCCCAACAATCTGTGTGACAAAGTACATCAATGTAAACATTACAATCTCTAAATTGTGGGTTTTGATCATTAGGTTTAAAATTATCAAAAGAAAAAATTAAATAACTTTTTACTTCTTCATGCTCAGGCATCTTAATTTTTGGTTCAAATTTAATATAACCGTTTTCTCGAAGTTTAGCAAGACTCATATCTTTAATAGCGTTTTGATATACTTCACTTGTTTTATTATCTAAACAGTCTTTGGTATTAATTACCAGTAATCTTTTTAAATCATTACTATAAGGTTGACTTTCCACAAATAATCTTCGCAAAATTGTTTCTAAGTCTTTTTCACAAGATAGAAATGATGAAGTAAAATCAACTGGTCTTAAAGCTAAATCTTTTCTCATATGTTCTATCTGCTCCTTTTATCTCTTTACAGGGCAACAATCTTTACATTAAGTGTAATATCATTTTGCCCCTAAATCCTATATATTAAAGTAAATGTTCCCAACTCACCAATAGAAATGTTCAACGGAATAATTTTTAAAGAACTCTTTAAATCTTGTTCTTTATCTTTCCATTTTAAATACCAATGGCCTTCTTTAGCATTATGAATTTCATAATAAGCCTTACTATATTGTTGCACTTCCGTTGGTCCATCAATGTAAGCGGCGGTCTCATCTACAGGATTTTCTTTTCCAGTCTCAGCGGGTTTCTCAGCGGCGACCACATCAGCGATTGAATTTTCAAAATATTCATCTAAAAATACTTGAATAATTCCATCTCCATAATATGGATCTACACCTACAACTTGCCAAGTTTTTTCTTTATTATATCTTGGATCTAAAACCTTAATAGTTTTAAATCTTTCAAAATAATTATTTGTTATTTCATCAGCTGTGATATACATAACTAATGAATAATTTAAAGTATTCCATTCAATACCTGCTTTTTGAGTCCATTCAATAGATGTTTCAACAGGCCCGCGAATATAAACCCAATATGAGTTATCTTCTATTTTTACCTCTTGATCACATCTACGAATTTCTGACCTAAAATAAGCATCTTCTTCAATATACTCTAAATATACTAACCAATGTGTATTTGTTTCCTTCCAAGTAAAAACATCACCAGGTTTAATATCAATATCAATTTCTCCTTCAGATGTTTTTCCCACTCTTGGAGCATTTAAACAAATATCTTTGTATGGGATGGAAAGAATTTTATTATCATAAGCAGGTTTATTTTTATCTGGATTAATCAAACATCTAAATTCTTTTCCATCTGATAATGTTGCAGTTGCGGCTTGATATGAATATAACAGGGCTCTTTTTAAGCCTCGTAGCTTATCATTAATAAATCTTTGTTCTTGATTGCCGCCCTGATATTGCAATCTTTTATTTAATAATTCTAAGGACATATTAACTTTTGTAAATTATTCATTAGTCCTAAACATTCAAAGATGGTTCTTCTATAACAAAGAAAATCATCATCTTCAACTAATGAATAAAGTCCTTCTAATTTATTTAATAGCGGAAAGAAAATTTCAGAATAGCCGCAATTCATTAACCTTTGCATTCCCGCCAATTCTTCAATAATTGTTTCTAAGGGCTTCTACCAATCCGACCCCTACTATCTGATAGGCAGAAGTTTATAGGTCTGATTGATTAGGTTTTGTAATCTATCAAAAATTATCTATTTTTTGATAGATAAATTATATTTTAAAACCATAATTTTTCTCCCATCATTAATATTTTTCATAATATTTTTATATTATGATGAGTATATAATATTATTTAATTATAATCCAAATATCTCCAGCTTGCTGATTTGATGGTTGGGTCTTAGATGCAATCACATGATTTGAAGACTCTTGTTTAGTCGCAAAAGTTGCATCTTTAGCTGCTGTTAATGATCCATTGGATGCAGAAATCGCAGTTACCGCATTCCCTGAACCAGTAATTGTTACCGTGGTAACAGTATCAGTAAATTTTGCTCCACTAGGTACATCAGCATTGACTGTATGACCATTTACCGTTGAGGAATTACCACCATTAGCAGGAAGGCTACTAGGTCTACCACTTACATTAACCCAAGCTACCGAATTTGCACTACCAGCTGACGTGGCGTACTTTACGGATTTTGCACTGTCAGCCGTATTATCTACATTACCCAAACCGACTTGAGCCTTTGTTACACCATGCGGATTTGACTTATTGGCAATATGAGTGTTTATAGTGTTACTAACCGCACCCAAATCATTTGAATTAGTCATTTTAACCCATGGGCCATAAGTAAAACTTCCGGCAGTATTACCACTATAAACCCCCTGAGTAAATATATTGTTTCCAGTATATTGGACAAAAATTCTTAGTCGGTATACCTATTGGGCAGTGCTTTCGTTGTCGTAAACTTTTGATAACGGAGACAACACATACATTATAAATGCTGCCTTGAATGGTATGTTTGTCATGTTGGTTGTATTTACATTTGCTAACTGATAGTAGTTTCCAACTTTGAGATATGCTGTAGAGTTAAGATTTGCTCCGTTAGGAATTACTGTTCCTCCCTTTGGAAGCATCCTGAAAAATTCACGATCAATGGCCTTTTTATCCGCAGCACTCATTAGACCGTTGGATGATTGAGAAGCAAGGCCATAAGTGGTATTATTGTCTTGTTGAGTGAAGGTAGTAGTTGTTCCGTCCAATGCTGTAGCTGTAAATGTCGTACCACTTCGTGTAATACTCTTAATTGCTTTGGACTGGTCAAAGTTTGCCACATTGCCTAAACCAACCTGATCTTTTGTATGCGTATGACTCGAAGGTACGAAGGTTGATGGTTTACCGTTTATTTCATTCCACGAATAGCGTGGCTTATTTTCTGCCTTAGCCCAATCATGGACATCAGACGTTGCTAAAGCACCAATCTCGGAAGGTGTTGGCTTATGACTTTCATCATATACAGTGCTCCAGTTCGTCCATTCTCCTTTTTTCATTTCACGAATCTGTAAGTGAGGACCATCTGTAACAGCAAGCTGCTTATCCCGTCCACCACCACTCGTATTATCCCACGCAAGATCTAATACTATAGCATCGCCCTGTGTAGGTTTGCCTTCAGTCATTCTGTCGGTTGCAAGAAAATATCTTAGTTTTTCATCTCCAAACACTTTATTCGCGCTTGTTGGTCTGTCGGCATACGTTTTAATACTATCCGCCGTATCAACATTAGAACCTAAGGCATCCCATGTTGTACCAGTCCAAGCAACATTCATGCCAGCCTTACCATAAGAACTATCATTAGTAATATTATAAACATCACCAACTACTTGTCCAGAGGTAGGAAGCTTGTCTGCTGTCACACTACCTTTATATTTATAAGCAGATGCAATAGCAGCATTAATTTTTGTATCTGTTTCTTTCTTGGTGTAAGCTCCAACATCACCCGCACCAAGAGAAATATTACTAGATAATGCTTTTCCATTAACTGTTCTAGTATTAGGAACTGCACTGTTTGCCGCATTTCTAGCTGTAGTATCTTTTAAATTATAAGTAGTTCCATTAGGAAGTTTTATTGCACTTATATCAGCCATATTTTAACTCCTCTTCTATTTATTATTCTACTGTAACTGCAACGGTTTTGCCAGTGAATGTAGGCTGAGAAACAGTCCCTTTTGGAGTAAAACTACCAGTAGAGGTAGTTGCTTCTCCAGTAAATGAGCCAGTCAATTGAACCCCCGTTCCAGAGAATGAACCTGTTGCTGTTGCACTCTTAACACCAGTTGCTACAGAAGTATCCGCTCCCTTAGTAGGAAGAGCACCTGCATTCCAACCGATAGTAAGAGTTTCATCGCTGACCGATGTAGTAAGAGAAGGAAGCGTGCCGACCCCAGTAATAGAATTAACAGTAGTAGTATTCATTATAACAGTAGGGGTGACACTGACTGAACCAGAAGGTGTATAGTTAGCTGTACCTGTGCCAGTAGCAATAGATACAGAACCCTTTGGTGTGCCACTTACACTTACAGAACCTGCTTCACCTTGAAAACTAGGTTTAGAAACAGTACCACTCGCCGTTACATTGCCCGTTGCAGAATCTTTGTATGCAAGTTTTCCATGGTCACTAGTATCACCAAATTTATGCCATACATTATCCTGTCCAACTACAAATTCTGCTGCACCATGAGTTACAAATTGGCCTGCAACAGGGGTGGTTGTTGAAGTTGCACCATTATATAATACGGTAATCTCTGCAATAACAGCGCCATCTTTAATAGCCGTTTGAGATTCACCGATATAGATTTTAGATGCAGACATAGCTGCAATATCGCTTCTAGCCTTAGCATCTTTTATATTATACGTTGTGCCAGAAGGCAACGTAATTTTACTAATATCTGCCATAATTATTCCCTTTCTTTATTAGTTAACTAATGAAAGAACTAAATTTTCATCAGTTGATTTAACATCCGCTGTGATAGCTTTATTCCATTTTGTTCGTTCTTCTGCTGTAATGTGAATATCAGTATCAGTGATATGTTTCATGTAAATAGTATCAACAAAAGGTAAATCAACTACATAAGCTAATCCATCTCCAATCTTTAAACCTGGTAAATGAATTTTCTAACCGTCTTTCTATATAACTTTATAATCTGAATAAATATAAAGAACATCTTTCTCAGAAATTAAAGTTCGATCAGAATCCCAATCTGATTTCGTTCTTGAATAATAAGTCATCTTATCATTCAAATTATGTTTAATTTTTCCCCATAAATAGGCGACTCCATCTGAGTCTAAATATTTTGGCATACACATTCACCCCTTTACTTATGAAGAAAAAATATCATCAAGTTCATCATTACTAAGATGTGTTAATCCTAAATCATCAAAAGTTCTATTATGAATTAATTCATGTGACTCTATTCTAGGTTTATTAATTAAATCTTCATAATCAATAACTTCTTTTTTAGGCAATGCTTCTGAATAATCAATAGGTTGCATAATCTTCCCAAAGGTAGAACGCATAATGCCTTTAGCATCAGGAATTCGTCTTTTATATAATCTTTGAAGATGAAATCCTTCTCTTTCATAATCCTTCTTTAATTGAAGAAGTTTCTGCATATGGTTGGCTTGAGAAGTAAATTTAAAATCTGCTTATAATGTTATCGTTAAGTTTTTTATCTTAACTTCTTATACTTCTTATTCGTATAAGTTCGGCATATCTTCTTATCCTTGTGGGATATTTAGGCTCGTGGGAGTTAATTATCTTAAAGCAATATATTTATTCTTTTTTCTTGGAAGCGCCAAATAGTCATTATCATAAAAAGCTGAACATAATTTTAAACTATCATATTTTCCAAAATTTAATTGATATATATTATGATTTTTAGATATTGACCCGCCTTTAATATTTATTTTACTAATTAAATAAATTTTAATTTCTCTTAAAAAATTTTCATTAGCACTTACTATTGAAGTAGCTATAGAATCTCTTTTTTTATAAATACTTCCATCTCCATCAAAATAACCTCTTAAATAATCTAACCAATATTCCTCTTTTAAATTTTCTGGTAAATGCTATATTTTAAAAGTTTTTGCATTTACTATCCCAAACGACTAAAATTTCTATCTAATTTGATTAGATGTAAAAGCTAATGATGAATTATCATATCCATTTGTTGATTTATATTGATATATTGGACCAGTATACTATAATTCTTTTTTTATTAATTCTAAACAATTTTCATCCTACCTCTGTAAAGTTAATACCATTCTATTTTTTGCCCCTTTTGTATTGGGCAAATATCCATCCGACGCAAACAATCCCAATATCCAAGCTCCATTATGACTCTAAAAATTATAATTATCATTAATAGAATATTTCCTTAAATCTGGTATTATTTTTACCTAAGCAGACTATTGTAAATTTCTAATATGAACTCCATTATCTTTTAATATACTTTTCACTTTATCAAAAGAAAAAGAAGTGTTTAAAATATCTACAATCTTTTCTAGCCCATATCCTTTATTATATAAATCAACAATTTCTTTTTGAAGCTCTTGAGGAACTTCCATTTTATATCTACCGACTTTAGCTTCATTAAAATTACGAATATGAATATTATTTTCTTGTAAGATTCTTTTTATAACTCTTTCGCCATAAAAAAGACCTATTTTTTTTAATTCTTTTATAATTTTTTGAATACCATATTGTTTATTAATATATAAGTCGATAATAATATATTGATGTTCTTTTGGAACTATTTTTTTATTTGCCATAAGTTTTATTCTCCTATGCTCTGCGCGTGTTATAATTTTTAAATTATAACTTCCACTCGGGTTGGCATCTCAGCATTCCCGTTTTTCCTAAAATTTTTATGTTATTTTGTAACAATAGTGGGCCAGATCCTTCCTTTCAAACCCACTGTATTTCATTCGAGTATTTTCAACACTCGCAAGCTGCTGACTTAACCACTCTACAATCATATAAACAGCTAAAATATTTATTTCTTCATGGGTTAATAAATTATTAAAATATCCCCCACTATAAATAGTTGCTGAAACCTATTTATGATTACTTTCTGCTCCATTATAAGTTGTTTCATCTGAAATCTGAAATAACTCATAATCCCAAATATCAATTCGAGGAAACTCAAATTTCTCAATAGCTGAAAGCAGTAATTGTTCTAACATTCTAAATGTATCGAGCTCTGTTAACTCTAAATACATATCATCTGTAATTTTTGAAAGGAAGGAGTCATATACAAGTGAAAATGAAGTTGTATTCATTTATATACCTCCTGTTAAAAATTATTCGTCTTTAGTAATTGGCTTATATCTACGTCCAGATGGTGCGGCAGTTGCGTTATCTGTTTTAATCGGTGCTGCACGACGTCCAGAAGTTCTTGTTTCAGTAATTTCTTCTATTCCACCATCATATTTAGTGTTTTTGATTTCGATTGCTTTTGTTACATCAAAACCAAGCTTATCTTGAATAGCTTGACGTTTTGCCATATCATTTAATGGTAATTCTACAGCTAAATCTTTAATCATATCTTTAATTACATCTGGTGCAAAATCTAAACAATCTAAAAACTGATCTAAAGAACCAGTTGTTAATAGCTGTTTTACATCGTTTTCAGAATAATGATATTCTGGTTCAGGCTTTTCATTAAATAAAGCCATAATTGCATCTTCATCAACAATTTCAAGATAATCTTTTAAAATCACATCTCCACCAGGAATAAAAGATAATCTTTCTAATTCTTCAAAACTAATTTCTTTGCTTTCTTTTGGATAAAAATTTCTATGAACTCCCATTTCTGGAACATCATAACCAACTGTACCATTAAATTTATTAATGACTTTTACCATTTTATTCTTATCAATCATATTTAAAAACTCCTTTTATCTCCATTTTTTATATTAAAAAATTGGGGAGGAGAATTTTATTCATCCTCCCCTTAATATATTATCATTTTTTACCAATATACTTTTTAAGAGCAGTATTCTGATAAATACAAATTCCAGGATTTACCATATAGGTAGCTACACCGAGTTTCTGATAAGTCTGAATTTCTGTAGACCAATCACGGTTATCAAAAGATTTAACCTGAGCAGCACCTTCAAAAGCAACCTTAACAGGTTTTTCTGCCCCAGTCGGAATAATATAAGCAAGAGAAGGATCAATTACCTTATCTGCATAATCAGCGTCCTTACCAATATTATCTTCAAAAGATTGAGGAAGAATAATTACACGATGTCCTTTGTAAACAGCAAAGTAACCATTATTCCAAATCTCATCTTTCATTGCATCAGACCAACCGCCACCAGTAGAAGTGCTAGGAAGCATTGTTGCAGCAAATTCAAAAGTACAATAAATTGTACTCTTTCCGCCATAACTATCTGCGATCTGAAGTAACTTATCCATCTCGCCCTCATTAAATGTAGTCTGTACAGAGTTCTGAAGTTTAGGAACGTTATTTGCTAATGCTTCAAGAGCTTTTGCAATTTCACGATAAACAGCTTCATCCATTCCTTCAAGAACAAGACTGTAATAATCGTTCATAGTCATACGACCATCAAGGAGTTCTTCCCATTCAATACGAGAAGCTCCGCCATAAGCGCTTGTAGGAACTTCAATAGTGTAACCATCAAGTTTAAATACTTCATAACGACCAGCAAGTCCGACTCTAGTTACAAACTGTTTCGCACGCTTTTTAGAAGCCTCACTAATTCTAACTTTATAAACTGGTTTTGTTCCCTGAGGGAATGTACGAACATCTGCAAACTGTCCATAATTCTGAAGAACCTTCTGAGGAAGAACTTCAGTAAGACCGACTTCCATAAGTGTATAGATAAGGTTCTTATTTTCTCTAAAATCCTGAGGAGTTCTACCAAGTTCATTTAACTCCTTAATAAATGTTTTATTCAGAGCTTCCGCTGAAAGCTTCTCTCCGCCGAAAGAATAAGCGACAGAAGGATTTAATGAAGCCTTAGCATTGGCTCTAGCTAATTCAATAAGCTGATCTCTTGTTAATGCCATTGTCTTTTTCCTCCCTATCACTGAACTCTCTGAATCTTAACACCAGGTTGACCATCTGGCATTGTATATTCTTTAACAACCTTAAATACAGGACCATCGCCAGAAGTAGTTGTTAAAAATCCATTTGCACCTACATATAATTTATCGCCAACAGCAAGAGACGGACCAGTAACTTCCGCATCTGGGCCAGTTGTATTAGCAATAAAAGTATTTGTTGTAAAAATGTCTCCAACGTTTGTCTTAATTAAACGAGGGAATAACTTTTTATCAGTAAAGTCTTCGACTTTATATACAAAATCTTTATGACTCTGTCTTCTTTCATCATAAAGCTTCTCTTCATTGTAAACAAGCATGAACTCGCCTTCACCAGTAAAATTCACTTCACCAGCCGCATAGTCATATTTAGCAAACTGACCCTGTTCAAGCTGAGTAATAGAATCAGCAGAACCTTCTTCAGTTCCCTTCACATGGGCAGGTAACTGTGCATAAATCTGACCAGTAACAATACCAGAAAGGTGGTTAGGCTCAACCTGTCCATAGCCTTTTCTCTTCATTGTAATTGCCATTTTCAGCATCCTCCTAATAATTTGAAAAATTAACCAAGCTTTTCTTGCTCTTTAACAGCTTTCACCCAATCTGGTAGGCTGTTATCAGTATTATCATTTAATGTATAAGTAACAATGTCTTCTTCTTTTTTGTCATCAGCTTCCTTGTTTAAAGTGAAGTTGATCTTTTTATCGAAACAAATAACTGAGAGTTTTGCTTTAATTTCATCTAAAGTATACTTCTCTTTATTGCTAATAACATCTGCTTTGTCTTCATCAGAAAGCATATAAAATTCAGCAATAAGCGCATCCTTTTTCTGATTATCAATTTCATTCTTGAAATTTACAAGTTCTTGATACTGACTCTGAAGCGCACTATAATTTTCCTTTAAAGTATTAAGTTCTTCTTCGAGTAACTCATACTTTTTAGCACTCTTCTTATCATCATCATCTTCGTCATCCTTGTCATCATCAGGATCATCATCAGGATCATTTTCACCCTCATTATCTGCGGGCTTATCTTCCTCTTCATCATCCTTTTTAACGTAATCAGCAGGAGCAGAAGTATCCTCTGTGTTATCATTAACCTCTGGAGTTGTTTCAGCATTCACTTCTTCTGCCTGAGTAAATTCAGTTGCAGGATCAGTGTTTTCATTCTCAACAACTACAGTGTTTTCAAGATTCTCCATCTGTTGTCCTCCTCCGTTCAAGGCATTCTTTAAATCTTGCATCATACTATAAAGTGTGTGCCTAAAATTGTCGTCTAATGTAAATTTTGTACTTACATCTGGAGCCGTTACAGAAGCGCCTTCGAAGCAAGGCTCAACATCGTCTCCTAATATGCAAATTTTTTGAATAATTGCATCATTTATAATAAAGAAATCCATTCCATTGTCATAATTGGTTTCCCAATGTCCTTGTACAGATTCTTTTTGAAATTCCATTGATTGCGGACGACCCTCTTCCACAGGTAAGCTGGATTCTGGGAACTGATCTGTCCAAAGATAACCAGTAGTCATAAGATACTTATGAACAACTGTATTACCCATCCCATCATTGTCTTCAAAATTTTGGAACCAGACTTTAGCATCTGGAGCCACAAATCCATAAGGAACAGTCTGACATTCGAACTTAATTCCTTCATCATCAATAATAATTTTTTCTCCGTGGTCTGTAAAATCTTCTTTACTATCTCTATAATAACCAACAATAGGAGCGCCGCGAAGAGTTTTACCAATTTCAGCCGCGACCTCTTCTGTAATAAAGGTATGGTTTCTATTAGCTCCTACATAAAGAACCTTAATTTCACATTTTGACATTAAGGGATTAATATCAAGAGGTTGAAGATTTAAGAACTCAGGAGAGTCAATAGTCGCAACTGATTGATGCATAGTAAAATCTCCTTTCATCCCCTCATATATAATATAAAAAATCGGGCAAATCTTTTAACAACTTTTGTCCAAAGTTTTTTAGAAAATTTTTTAACTCATTGATTCTTTGTTCTGTATGGTCTTCGTTGACTTTTCGTCATCTTCCTTCTCTGGCCTGCCCGCACCATTGTCGCTTTCCGCATTATTTTGTTGGCGGTTAAGCACATCTGCATTCATAGTGCTAGACATTAGTGGAGGAATAAACACATTAACTAAATCAAGAATATCATTTTCAAAATATGCAGTAGCTAATACAGCACTTTGTGACTGTCCCAATGCTACTTGCGGCAACATTTTTGAATAACCTAATTGAGTGTGTTCTTTATATTGTTTAGCTAAATCTTTATAATTATAGATTGTAGTAGGAAGAATTTGTGCTCTATAAGTTACCTTTTTTGGACTTCGATTAAAAGGTATTAATAGAACATTTAAAAATGTTTCAAACTGTTGAATCAAATTCCACATTGAAGCCTCATCATTTAAGACAGATTTTTCAAGAGCAATATTACCATCAGTATTAAATTGCATCTGTGAAACACCGGCTTCATTATAAACTGTACGCTCTACTTTTTCCAAATCATCTGTGGTAGTTGACGTCTTATTATCGGCCATATCCGCAACTTCTACATCTGCAAACGTGGTTAATACATCAATACCAATAGCTTTAGAAAGCATCTGTACCGCATTGTTATGCAACTGCTGTGCTTCATCAACATCAAATACCAAATCACCATTTTTATCAATAGGCATCTTCTGAATAATGATCTTTAATAACTGCTGTTGCATCTTGCGGCGATCGAGGTCTTGTGCTGCGTCTAAGTCAATGATTGCTGGAATAACTGCAATGAAAGGAGGAAAATCCTCACCATTTAAATTGAATTTAATTACGGAACCAACTTCAAGTAAATACCAACCAGATTCATCACCAGGAAAATCAGGTTTTAATTTCCCTTGCTTATAAAGTTTATATCCTTTTTCAAATTCTGGCGGAAAAACTTTTAACATTCTCACCCTTTGTTCTGCATCAGTAAACATATCATTAAAATATTTCATGTTAAATTCAACCGCAGGTTGCCCATTAACCATAAAACGCGATCTACAATACTTAGGTGGCAGCTCTTGTACTACTGTAGTCCCATCCCGCGCAATCAAGTAACCATAATAACAACCATTTTTAATTACTTTTAACGCAACATCACCAAAGAACTTCTTCGCTTCAAATTTATCCAAATATGTTAAAACTTTATTAAAACCATCAAGTAACTTATCAGGTTTAATTAAATCAGAATAATAGGGAGTAACAAGCCAATCATATCTATACATATATGCCATATAACGACACAATCTTTGATAAATACCGCTAATCTTGTAAAAATAATTGGAAATATCTCTCATTCTTTCAAGATCACCATAATGAATGGCTCTTAATACCTGCTCCTTATCAGCTAATTGTGGATTTACTCTACGAAGATCACCCAGTTTAAGAATCGCATCAGATACTGACTTCACTCCAACTCTAATTTTTGCAAAGTCAACAGGCACATAACCAGTAGCCTAACTCGGAATTTGGTAATCTTCAGTTCCAATCATATCGAAGCCCTTTTTCTTAATCTAAGCCATTCGATTAATCAACTTTAGATACCTCTCCTTCTTTAATATCCAGCCGCCTCTAAGATATAATCATAGTTTACTCTTGCTTCATCCCAATAAGGAATAATTACTAAAGTAATATTATGATCTCGACAATATTCTCTTTTTTTCATATCATTATATTGTTGTTTTCTTAATCCATTATATCCACCAAATTT